ATGAAACCTAGCTAATGTTCTTTTATTCATTGAGGATAAGAAAAGTTACTCTTTCCTCCTTCACAATACTTTATAAATTTAGCGACCATATTGGTTCCGCTTTATTGACTAGCGATGCTAGTTGGTTTGTGTGAAGTTATTTGCACATCATGATTATTATCCGTCATGTGTGCCTTGTTTGTTATTCTTGCTAGGGTAACAAAACTGCAGTCTCTTCTCGAGTACTGACCTGGTTTATCTACCAGGAAATCAGATTTTCATAAAAATCTCTAATTGTCTTTGAATTCGGCACCCACTTTTGTGGAGTTGAATGAATTCTGACGATGCTCTTTTCGCTCTGACCCCCTCGCTTTTTCAAGGCTGAGGGCATTTGGGCTCGCGAAAATTCACGCCTTGGCGTTGACTTCTGATTCTTCTTTTGAATCAGATAAGGAGTTTTCTGCGTTTTACAATTGAAATCTTTGCAACCCGCATGATGTTGCAAAGTCCAGAGATGGTGGTAAGCACATTCCCATTTCACCTTTAACAGGGACTGTTAGTTCGTAGGTTATCGTTCTGATGTTGTCTTCCCAGTAATTTTTGGTGATCGTGCCGAGACCATGGTAGGCTTCTACAATTCCTTCAAGTTCTTCTCTAGGAACACACCAATTGCTGCTCATGTTGGCCATCACGTCGTTGATGTCCAGCATTCTGAGAGTGTTGATGTTGTCAAGAATGGACTGTTGGTATTCGTGCCATTGTTCCCAACATGTGTGTGGATAGCACATGGCTTTCTGAAGCATTCTCACCACATTTGGGGTCATTCCGCATTCCTGTGAGTACAGAAACCCGCAGAAGTCGTTTGCCCCTGGCAGCACGGCTAATGTGAACTCGTAGTTGACGTATTCTTCGATTTGTTTCCACTTTTTCTCGTCAAACTTCAAGCCTGCTTGAATCTTGTTACAATCATCCCCTTCGTTCGTTCTTATCTGAGGACCTCGTCCTTCAGTTACCCAACAGACTGTCACCTTGTTGTTGATTTCGTTTTTGGCCTTGGTTGCAGTTCTTCCCGAAAGTAATTGTTCCTTTTGCTTTGCAAGCATGTATTCGTTGATGATGCTCACGTTTTGATCTGCCACCCTGATTGTTTCGACCCATTCCCATGACAACTTGCAGCATATGTGGTAGTACAGATCTTGAAGATATGACGTGAATTGTGTCATTCCCTTGTCACTTTTTCCCACATCTCCTATCAGTTCCAGCATGTTGAAGTCTTTGGCAAGTCCCATAGCTTCCGCAATATCCTGCAGGTACATTCTTTGTGATTTGCCGACCTTCGAGATGAACTTGTTCATGTCATCGTCTTTCTCAGACATCAGATCGATGTAGTTCGCGAATCTGTGGACTATCAGGCTCATTGCTATGAGCTGCATTGTGCTGGAAGCCGTTCCTTGGGCTGCGGCGGCAGGTTTTAATCCTCCCTTTGACCAAACAATTGGTTTGATGGTTTCCTTAATGTTCATGTAAGCTGTTTTGCAGTTCTTTATCTCTTCAAGGAAGTTTCCATCAAATCTTAGGGCGTATTGCTTCTCCTTTATGTCGTCGCATGCCTTCAACCATACATCGTTTAGCATGTGTTCGTCTGGTAGAAAATCTTTCTTTTTGTGACATAGGTAATATTTTTCGACCATCTCCTTCGCCAGACTTCTGCCCTTTTCGTCAAGTGTTTTTGGGGGCATTTTGCTGCTGTATCTGGTTATTGCAGAGTTTGTCTTTTGAAACACATTCTTTTTCATGTATGGGATTCCCACTGGTGGGGTGAATGCAAACCATTGCAGCTGGTCTGGTCCAAACTTTCCTCCTGTCACGTTTCCCAGAAATGCATCCTCGTTGATCTTCACGTTGTCAGGCTCGGAGTACACAAAGTGACTTGTTTCCGCCCCATATATGTCTCCAAAACTCACGTCGGGTATCCACGTTTTGGCTATACTGACAGGGTCCTCTGATGCCAGCACCACTTCTTTGCAGACTTGCTCGTCCCAATCCCCGTACATGGGCTCCGTGGTCGTTTGCTCTGACACGAAGTGCCAGAAACCTACTCTTGAGTCAGGGTCGTACGAACTCAGTGTTGACGCGAACATCATCACCTTTTGCTCCACTTCCTCGTGAGAGAAAACCACTTGTGACTGATTGAATTGAGGTCTCTGCATCTTTGCCCACACGTTGTCGTTTTCCATGAAGATCCTCATGTGTTTCATTCCAGTAGGTACCATTGAAGGAGTGTGCACAAACCAGATTCCGGGCTCCGATTTTATTTTTCCCTTGCACAGATCCTGCACCCTCTTCAGATCACCTCTTTGTCTGGCCGCTCGACC